ACATAGATGCAGAGTGTTCTCCATCTACTGCTGTATATCTCCAATGTATTGTCTTAACTACATTCTCTGAGTTTGTCTCAAAGTTTGGGAAAGACCATTCGTATGTTATTGCCATAGTTTTTCTCCTTATTATATGTTGTCTTCTTGACTAGCTTTAAAAGTCGCATAAGCATCTTTAACATCTTGTGTCCATACTGCATTACATACTGCTTGAACCTCTGTGTGTTCATTAGATATATCTGCATCTGGCATCAAAGCATGTCTATGATACTTTCTTGATAGTTCTTCACCATCTTCTATAACTACAGTATCTGTTCTTACTTGAACTGATTTGTATTTTCCGACCACTTCGATTTTACCAATCTGTGTCTCTTTAGTTATTGCCATAGTTTGTCTCCTGTGTTGTTAAAATTAAGCATCTGTTCTGTAATGACCACTTCCATATATAAGTGTTGGATTTAAGTTTGACCAATCAGAAGCATCAAGTACAGTTAAATTATCACTACTTGCCTTACCTGTAGAGTTTTTAATAAAAATTCTAAAATCTGAAGTATTTTGTGTTGGTATAATTACAGTTGATTCTATTCCTAAATCAATTCTTGAACCTGCTGCTAAACCTATAGCTCCTCTTCCTGATTGAGCAGTAAAAGGAAATCCACTAAATGTAATAGAACCAGTTCCACCAGAAAAAGCAGAAGTTTCTATATAAAATTCATAATAAACTACGTTACCTATTTTTGTATATTTACCTGGTCTTTCAGCATAAGTAACAGAAAGTGTACCACCTGCTGTAGCTATAGAAGGTGTCCAAGTTCCTTCTTCGTAATCGTCTAATTTGTTTGCTGTGCCTGTGCCACCAATGTAGATACCATCTGATACTTCTATACTACCTACGACATCTAATTTTTGTGATGGTGTAGTTGTACCAATACCTACGTTACCACCAGAATATGTGTTGATAATCAAAGGGTTAGCATCAATCCGAAAAGCTTGATAACTTCCTGCATCATTGGTTGCATAAACTGACGGAACACTACCAAGAGAACCAATACGAACGTTGATGTCTGTACCATCTTTAACATGTAGCTTTGTCTTAGGAGTACTTGTACCAAAACCAGAATTTCCATTACTAGCATCATAAGTAAAAAAACCAGTTGAGCCGTAAGACATTTTAAATTTGGTACTATCTGCATATAGTTGATATTTCTGTGCTTGACCTGTATCGTTAATAACTAATCCAGGAGAACTACTACCTGCAACTTCTAATACTGTATCACTTCCAATTTCTGGAGCAGGAGAGCTTGTACCAATACCTACGTTGCCAGTTGAATGGTCTATTCTCATTCTTTCTGTAGCACTTGTTCCAGTATTAAAAGTTAAATCTGCATTTTGAAAATTAATTACTTGAACTCTGTCGTCTCCTTGTACTGCAAACGCACCATGTAATGTTGAACCTTTTGCTAATTCATAACCTGCATTAGTTGTGCCAGATAAAGTTACAGCTTTATTAAATGGATTTAAGTTTGGAGAGGAAATATTTATGCCTACATCTCCAGAACTATCAATCGTAATAGCTGTACTTGTAGCATTGTCATCTATACCAGTAGAACTGAATGTTGTTAAAGGGTAACTTAATTTAGCACTTGTAACATTTGCATCTGCAATTTTTGCAGTTGTTACAGAATTATCTCCAAGTTCTGAATCTATAAAATTAACTGTATTTGCTGAAGTATCTATTGTTGCAAATTGAATATCATCTGCACCATCATGTATGTATAAAGTCCAAGTTGATGAAGTTGTGTCTATCCAAAATTGTCCCGCATATTGAGTAGTTGGTGCTGATGTTCCACTATTATTAGTGGCGATTGCTTGTAAGTGTGAATTAATATCAGCCCTTGTGTTAGGGAATGTTTGGTTGGAAATTATGTAATCTGCTTGTGCCATAAAATTAATCTTATATCATTATTATTGTTTTTGTCCAATTCCGATTGCTTGATAATCGAAAGTTCTATCAACAGTACTACCAGAACTGTTAAAAAATTCAACATTGAAAGCACTTGTGGATTTAGAATTAATTGTGAAAAAATCTCCTGTGGCCATGTTTTGACCTATGACGGTTAATGATGGTGTTTGATAATATTCTGAACCAAATGTGATAGTCTTACCAGCAGTATCAGTTCCACTAGATACATTAGAGCCTTTTTCTATTCTAGTAGGTAAAGATAGTTTAAGTGATAAATCAGAAACTTCTGGTGTTTCTTGAGTATTAGTAGATGTTAATTTAACTCTAAATTTAACTGCTCTTGCAACATAATCTCCTGATTTAAAGTCTTGATATGAAGTATAATCAACAGCATTTTGAGAAGTAGATATTTGTAAAATAGCATTTGTATCTACAGAAGCATTTTCTCCACCATCAAACAACCCTTGTCTTTCATCAAAGAACCCAGAAGCAGAATCAAAGTTATCTACAAAGTTTGTGTTATTAACTACAAAATCTACAATCAAAACATTAAATTTAATTACAGAATTAAAATCAAATGAGTTATTAAAATCATAAGTACCAGATGAAACGATAGATGCAGAACCACCATCAAAAAAACCTAAAGCATCGTCAAAATTTCCACTAATACTATCAAACAATGCAGTATCTAATCTTAATTTACTATCTACTACAACTGTATTTGATTTAGTTCCTGTAAATGTTGGGTCTTCAGTTAATGTTTGTACTGTTTCAATTCTTTCTTCTAATACTTGGGTTGCAATAGATTGACTTGCATAATTAGTTGATCTAATTCCAAATTTATCTACAGCTTTAATAAAAAATTTACCCTTAGATACATAAGGTGTTACAACACTTGTTGCTGGTCTTCCTATTCTTGGAACTAAGACAACTGTATCTGCGTAATTAGTTTTTGTTGTATCTGAACTGTATCTTATCTCGTAAAAATCCAAATCTAAATTTCCTACAGCATCAAAGGTATGGTGTAATTTGTCTCCAACTACATCTATTGAATAATTTTGTACATCTTGTGGTGGTTCAAATGCTGAATCCACTTCATGCTGTGATGTTGTATAAGTAGATTTAATTCCTATAGAATTTATTGCTCTAACTCTAACATCATAAATAGTTCCCTCTTTTACAGGATATTTTTCTACAATAGTATTAGTACCTCTACGCATTAATCTATAGTCTGATGAGGTTGATTCTTTGTATTCTACTTCAAACTGATCTGCAAAAGCATCTGTATTTGTAATATTTACAATTAATTTAGAAACAACTGAACCATCAAATAATTCAAATAATTCATCTGTAATTGATATTGCTGGTGCTTCTATTAAATTTGGATTAGGTAAAATTGTATCTGCAATAGTTGGTATAGGATTTTTTTCATTAAATGTATAAAAATTATCTTGGTGTTCGAATAGCTGAACATTTACAGTTAAATCTTCATTTATTTCTAAACCTAATACTCTAAAAGGTTTAGCATCAAAACCACCACTAGGATAAGTAATTGCTACTATATCGCCTATTTCTAATTCTAAAAATTCTGATGTTAAAGTTAATTGTATTTGTAATTGATTTCTTGATCTTCTAAGGATTACTTCACAAAGTGCTTCTGCATTATAAGTATTAGTTACATTAGGAAATTCAAAATTACCCTCTAATAATGTTCCATTATCTTCTGATAGCATTGTAGAATGTTTAAATGCTGATTCAACATTGGTGTCTTCTGCTGGTGGAAAAGAAACTGTGTCGTTCTGCCAATTCTTAAATGGATTGACATAAGTTCCAATAACACGATTGTATTTATTATTTTTTCTTTCTCCTAAAACTTTTGCACCACCTACAACATGATCTGCCGTTATTGTTTTAACTGCTGAACCTGTACCCTCAATTTTAAGTTTATAAACACCATTATTATAAGTGAATAATGATCTCATAGGATTTAAAAGTTTTTTTACATTATCAATTACTTTTTGGTTAGTGTCTATTACAGCATTAGATTCAAATTTAATTATTGCTGGAACTACATCAGTTACATATACTCCATAATTAAATATTCCTGATAAATCTGTGCTATAAGTTCCACCACTTTCTCTCCATTCAAAAGTCATATTTGTATTAGTTGGTGCATTACCATAGTAAATAATTATTGGATATTGACCACCACTTGTTAAACTTTTACTTCCTGATGCTGATCTGTTTCCGTGTACACCACCATTATTAATTACACGTTTTGCACCTCTATTGCTTTCAACTTCTTTAAATAAGCTATCAACAGTTTGACCATCATTACCAATATAAACATGAGAAGCATCATCTGAGGTTGTTCTAAATTCATAAGTAGTTGTTGATGTTGGGTTTATATATCCATAATATCTATCAGAGGTATATTGTCCTGTAGTAATCCCACTAATGCTTGTTAATTTACTTTCTGATGTTGGAAATCTATTTAAAAAGAATCTTGGGTTATCATTATAATAGCCATTATAGTCCTCTCTTATTAGACCACCAATAGGTGTTACTGTTTCTGTTCTTGGTGTAATTTGTTCATCACATACATTAGCAGAAGTTTTAAAGGATGCAAAGTCAGATTCAAATGCACTATCTGGTAATCCTTTTCCATATCTACTATTTCTTAAATAATCTAATAATACTAACGCAGAGTTTGGTGTGTATTTAGTAGTATCATCTCTAGGGTCATAAACTTTTTTACCCTCTAAAGTAACTCTAACTTGTGGAATAGAACTAAATATATCTTGATTCCATTCAAATCTAAATGCAATATAACATACTCCTCTTAATCTATGGTTAGATGTCCAATTAGTAGAGTTAGTTAATATTGATGAAGCTACTTGATCATCTGTACCATAAAATGCTTGTGCTTGAATATATGATCTTCCTTTATAAAAATTACCATCTCCATCAGAAACTTCTCTTACTACTCCATGATCTAAGTCGCCATCAAAAATAACTTTTTTATCATCAATAAATATTTCTTCTATTTCTTCAATTTCTCCCTCAGAGATTACACCAGCCATATATAAATATTTATTATCTTTTCCTGATGATTCTAAAAATATTCTAGTAATTCCTACTTGTCTTCTGCCATATACTACAGGGATAGGTGCGTTGTTTGATTGTTTATTAATTAATACACCTCGTTCTTCTTCTGGTGTATCAAAGTCAGGAATATCAGGTGTAGGTATAAGCCACCCAATAAAACTACTTACAACATTTACTACAGCTTCTACTATACCACCCATTAGTGAT